CACCAAGGACGCGTTACGCAAGTAGTTCGTTCAGAAGTACAAGATATAGTAATAGACCAAGAGAATATAATCCTAAACCGACTAATTTCCCTCCATAGGTCGGGAGAATTGACAAATGACTTCCTAAGAGGTAGTATTGGCGAAATATCAGGACTTCGGAAAATTCTCGAAGATATGGAGATAACAATTCGACAAGGTATTGTGGAGCAAGAGAAGGTAGCAAANAATGGCTGATGTAAGAGTAATAGGACCAGACGGTAAGGTAGATAAAAAAGCTACTAGAGCCTTACGACAAAATAATGAAGTGGATAGGGTTGTCACTGCTAGTATGAGTGGACCTGACGCTAAAAAACTAGCTGGGATGTTAAAGCCCCCCGCTAAGAAGGTTAAAAGACAACTAAGACAAAATGCTATGATAAGAAAGGCGAACAAATAATGGCTGATTTTAATTTCAATATTCCTAACGACCCCGCACATAAGATTACTCAGGAAGAACGGGAACAGCAAGAACGAGATGCTTTTGATCTAAACACGGGTGATCGGAATGAGACCGATAGTGGCGGTGACCAGAACCAGTTGGTTGACCTCGAAATCGGGGGACAGGTATTCAAGGTGCCTCAAGCCCAATATGATGCACATATGGCCGAAAAGGCTGGACGCGATGAAGCTCTAGCCCAATACGAAACACAACTGTCTCGTCAACAAGAGGATCAAGATTACCAAGAGGAGCAAGACCCCAACGCCTTTCTTGAAGGGTTNTACCAAGACCCTGATGGGACTCTTACTCAGTATAAAAAAGATATACTTGCGGAGGTCCGNTCTGAGGTTCAGCGGGAACGTAAAGACGCAGAAAGCAAGGACCAATTTTGGGACTCCTTCTATCGAGATAACAAGGAACTTAAAAACGAAGATACTCTTGTTAAACTAATGCTATCCGCAAATTGGGATACCTTATCTAGCAGGAATAGTGCCGATGCCTCGAAAGAGTTAGCACGAATAACAAAAGGAGAGATTCTCCGAATAGCTAACCAATACGGCGGCAGCAAGGAACAAAACGATTTACCATCCCTTACCGGTGGAGACAACTCTGATACTGGCTCGCAAGAACAAGACCGACAGCAAGAAGATAACTCCAACAATATACCTATCTCACTTTCCGATGCTCTTAATGAGCGCAGGAAGCAACGCGAAAAAGCCAGTTAGGAGAACGAAATGGCTCAATTTCAATGGCAGTTCGACGCTCCTTCGGGTACGTTCAAGCAACACGCGCTCTCTCGTGAGTTGTATTGGAAAGCACTCGAAAATAGCGTCTTTATGGATCATATCCAGCCTATTCCATCCTTCGGGAAGGGAAAAGGTGAAAATGTGACCCTCACTCGGATTTCCAGTATTTCCGAACCTACCTCGGCTTCTCTCACTGAAGGTGAACGTATTCCGGAAGATTCCCACTCAATCAGCACTACCGCAATTACGGTTGTTGAGATTGGTCGGGCAGTTCCTTATACCTCACTTGCAGAAGACCTTTCCTTCTTGAACTTGCAGAATAGTATCCAGCGGCGTTTGCGCGATCAAATGCGTCTTGTTATGGATACGAAAGCTGCGACTGCGTTTAAGACGGCTAAAGTCAAATACATCCCAACCGGCCTTGCTGCTGGTACCTTCGATACAGATGGTACCGCTTCTACTTCGGCTACAGCCAACTGGAATGTGTTCCATATTGAGGAAGTTCGAGACTATATGTTTGATACACTCCACGTTCCGACACTCGGTAACGATGACTATGTAGCCATCTTCCGGACTCTCGGCCTTCGTGGTATCAAACGCGATCCAGCTTGGGAGGAGTGGCATAAATACACTGATCCTCAGGCTAAGTTTAACAACGAAATCGGTCGTATCGAGAATATCCGTCACATCGAAACTAACCATGCTAATGCTCTGGCGAAAGTCGGAACTGGCTCGGTTCTCGGTGAAGGCGTTGTATTCGGTGCTGATGGCGTTGCTATGGCTGAGGTCGCAACTCCTGAACTTCGTGCCGCTATGCCAGGTGACTTCGGTCGCTCCAAGGCTGTAGCATGGTACGGTATTCTTGAGTTCGGACTTATTTGGGATACGGCAAACGCTGGTGAAGCGCGGGTCGTACACGTAACCTCCAGTTAATCTGGCATCCTTGGGCGGATGAATTTTAAGGAGACTTAAAAAATGGCCTATACACACTCTAAGTACGAAGTTGAAGTTCAACCTGCTACGCCTAGTTCGGCACCTGCGGCTGGCTTTAACGGCATTGACTTTAATCAGCCAGGGGCAACCGTGGCTGCTGGGGTTTATGCACCTGGTTATGTACCCCACATTATTCGTGGGGCGGCAGTTATCCCCTTGGTAACAGCTGCTTTGGCAGATGATGTTAGTGTTAATTTTGACGCCGATATCTCTACCGCTGGTACTCCTACCAATATGTTCAAGATCTTATGGCCTACTGAGATTAAGGCCCATCGGTCTTTGTACTACACTCCAACCTACTATGTCGAAATTGTTCCTGGTCGTCATGTTGACGTACGGGTAACGACATTAGGCGCGGCGGCTTCAAATGCTAAAGTGATTCTCTATGTAGAACCACGTTGGGAAGAAGCTGAGAACGTAACTGGGATGCAAGCTGCATCTTAACTTAAAACCAACCGGGGCGGCGTTCAGTAATCCCTTGTATACCTACGGGTGGAGGATGAACGCTCCGGTTAAGGAGATTAATTATGGCAGCACTTACTGCAACAGCCTTTACTGAAACGGTTGAAAGCCGCGTTATTGAAGGTAAACATAAGCGGAACCGCGTTAAGCTCGCTATGTCCGCAACGCAAGATCTTACATACCCCTCAAGTGGTGGGATTCCTTTACCTACGACTATGGGCATGACTCGTAATATTGACTACGTTATTATTGTACAAGCACCTATGACTACTGGGCAGCCTCCTGCAAATAATTTCTTGTGGTCTTATGATCTGGATAACCATTCCTTGCGAGGTTACCAGCAACCCGCAACTTCTGCGGCAATTGCTACTGGATTTGCAGAACTACCGACTACATTCAAACCATCCTTAGTTCTTGGACTTACGCCTGTTATGTATGTTGAAGCAGTAGGTTGGTAAAACAATAGGGGGGACCTCCCCCCTTCTTTTCTCACAAGAACCGGAGAACTATAATGACCGCTAAGAAGAAACCCCCTAAAAAGCAAAAAGTTGAAACTAACGGNATCACTGGCGTACGCGCCGACTATGATCCCGAACCTCTAATGACTCGACCTGAGCGCGTTGCTATTGTAGCTCTCGGGCGTTCTATGGATGCCTTTTATCGTGAAGTTATGAGTCCTGGCGCTATGAAGAAGCCCTTCGATGAAGTCTGGGCGTGCAATCGAGGAGTTAAGGGTATCGAACACGATAAACTATTCTGTATGGACGACTTTTCCTGGATAGAGCAGAAGGACCCATACTATGCTAATTTCCTAAAGGCACATGATAAACCCATCTTTTGTTCCACCTCATATAGTGACTACCCTATGGCTATTCCTTATCCCCTACAGGAAGTTATGGCTACTATCCAAGATGATGTATTTACAGTAAATACTATATCATATATGCTCGCGTATGCGATCCATATAGGGGTAAAGGAAATAAGTGTATATGGAGCGGACTTCTATTATCCTGGNGGCAATAACTCAGAGGAAGGTGGCCAGGCACTTTGCTATCTTCTGGGTATGGGTAGATACTTTGGGTTTACTCATAAGATNCCACAGACAAGTACCCTTCTTTATGCTAACCGAGTTAAACAACACCCCAACGGAGTTATGTCCCGTGAACCTTATGGGTTCCATCGTATTCGGGAAATGGCAGAAAAGAAGGCTAAGGAGAAACAAGGTTTTGCAGTAGCAAACCGAGAGGAGATTTTATAATGGCCCTTGACATTTACCACGTACATACTATGGTTCACGACCCAAGAACGGATCAGATGATCCTTACTGCTAGTCGCCCATATAAGCGATTTAGTGCAGAAGGTGAGAGTCCTATATCAGTTCAGGATGGACGGTTCTATTTTGACGAAGGTGGATCTGCTATCCCCCTAGAAGATGTTCCAGACTGGGTAAAGAAGCAGGTACGGCAAACGGACGCTTCCTACTTGGAGAGGTTGGGGCTACAACCAGATTGGGACCGAGTTGCCCCTGTTGACCGTGAACCGATCACCCCTGAACCGGAAGTCGAAGAAATTACCGAAATAGTAAAAACTGAGGATGAACCAGCACTCGTTGAAGAAACGTCTGCTGAGACGCCGGAAGAAGAATCCGCCGGTGAAAGTATGGATGCCCTTACCTTAGAGGATGCTATCTTCACCCTGGATCATAACGAAGTAAGTCATTGGAATCAATCAGGTAAACCTGACCTTAACCATCTGCGGGAAGTTATGGGTCACTATATTAGTAGACCACAGGTCGAGGCCGCAGCCCCTGGCCTAGTTAGGAAGGAAGTTTAATGTCAACATCACCTATTGTTCATATCTCCCGGGGAGTGGCTGAGGTTAAGTGGACCTTTACTACTACTGCAGCGGCGGTTATTGGAGATAGTAATATCCTATCTCTTGGCAACTACGACCGTATGACTGCAATGATCTCTGGTCCGACTGGTGGAACTAGCGCAGTTGCTCTATTAGGTGGCCCCGCAGTTACTGGTCCATTCACTGTACTGAATAGTGTAACCGGAGTGGCTCTGACAATTACCAGTGCTATCGCCGGTCTAAACTACGATGTAGCGGAACATCCTCAATTTATCCACTCCCGGGCTAGCACCGTAACATCTGCCCCAACAGCCGCAGATGGATTAGTAGTTCACGTTCAGACATATACTAACGTCGGCTAGGAGAGCCTTATGGCTAACTATACCACCTCTGCGGATTTACTAGATGATGCTCTTGATCGGGCAGGGGAGCCTATAGATGGCACTTCCGATTTCAACACCGCAGCTATCCGCTACCTAAACCGGGGCTATCAGGCTATCTGGAAGGGGGGCGGTGAGCTTGTTCCTGAGGTAGATGAGGTTTGGTGGTGGCTTCGGAAAGATGGCCAAGGGGTTCTTACCCTCCTACCTGTGCTGTCCACCGGGACTGTTTCGGTGACGAACAATAGTGCCTCTATTACCTTCTCCACTGGCCCCACTGCAAGTCAGGTTGGACGCCACTTCAAGGTAACCGATCATGCTGATATCTTCGTTGTTACCGCACATACAGCAGGAGAGACTGGGGCTACTTTGGAAAGTGTCTATACAGGTACTACCGATGGAACAGCTGCTTTTAAGTCAATCCTATTCGATTATACACTAGCCAGCGACGTATTGTATGTAACCGGCCCTATGTGCGCTTACCAGGATGGTGAACGACAAATTGAGGGTGTGGACTTAGAGAAACTTAAGCGCCGCTGGCCACTAAATAACCTGTTTACAGGAGTACCTCACCAGTTCTCTATGATTGGACAGCAGAAGGTTCGGTTCTCCCATGGAGGAGGTACGGAAAGTACAGACCTTATGAAGGTTGACTATGAGTATATGTATGAACCCTCTGATCTTGCGGACGACAGCACGGAGCCCCTGATTCCTCGGGAATATAGAAAGACGCTTGCGGATTATGTTCTTGCATTTCTCCTATTCGATAAGCATGATACCCGAGCTGGGGAAGCTATGAAGCTGGCTCAGAATGGTGTGGTATCTATGGCTAAGGAACATAGGCGGAGAATGAACCGTTTCGGTGGAGAGGTCTTCGCACAGATTATAACTCGTCCTGCTGACTTTACTCGTTGGCAAGGACCTATTCGTACTGAAGCGGGGTTGATTATTGGCTAATGGCATATAGCGGTCAGATAGCAGAAGTTGTAGTTGGAGTCTCGGGGTTAACCGGGACTAAGAACCAAGCGACAATTCAGCCTACCCAGCTATTACAAGCTAATAATATAACTTATGAATCTGTAACTATGCGGAAAGAGGGAGGAGCTTCTAAGTTCAATGCTTCTGCTATTTCCGGTACTCCTAATATAATGGGAGGTTGGGATTGGAACCACAACGGGGCTACGCAGAGATCCATTATTGTAGCCACTAATGGTAAGATATATAAGGATGCAGGTGATGGATCGTATGGAACCGAACTGAAGACTGGTTTATCTATAAGTGTCACCAATATACCTGTCTTTGTTGAAGGAGGCAAAGAGGCTGCCGCTAACGATAGGAAGTTATTCATCTTCACCGGGTCTAACCAAGTACAGGTGCTGGATGCGGATGGAGCTACTACGGGAGATATAGCTACCCCTCCCGCCGACTGGAGTTCTAATTATCCAACTTTCGGGTTTAACCACGAAGGTCGTGTTTGGGGGGGTGGAAACTCAAATGACCCCCACAGGTTGTACTATCCCAAGACTACCAATCATGAGGACTTCTCAGACGAGAAGAGTCTTTCTATTTATCCTGGCGAGGGGCAGGGTATCGTTGGAGCTTTGTCCTTCAAGGGAGTCATAGTCTGCTGGAAGAAGCCTCGCGGTATCTATGTTGTGGATACTACTGATCCTACGATTGCCAATTGGAAGATCTCTCGTCTATCCAACTCGATTGGTGGGATAAGCCCAATGGGTGCCTGTATAGTGGATGATGATATTATCTTCCTAGACGCAACCGGGGCGTTTCATAGAATATCTGACGTTCGGGAGTTCGGTAATTTGGGGACTTTCTCGTTGTCCGATGTAAGCGATATGAATCCCTTTATAAGAGAGAACTTTAACCTGGCTAAGTTAAGCCAAGTTCAGAGTGTATTTTATACTGCTAAGCGGGAAGCTCATTTCGCTATGGCGGGGACCGGAGCTAGTGTCCCATCCCATAGAACGGTTATTGATATATCTAACCCGCAGCTTCCCCGGTTTAGGGTTAGCGCCAGGGACACCCCGGTATCCCTTTGGTTGAAAGAGGATAGTGATGGTATTCCTCGCCTTACCTCCGGGGACGATAGCGGACAGGTATGGGACTTGGATACGGAAGCAAGAAGTTTTGACGGAGTGGGCTATGAAGGTCGATTTCAGACTCCTCACCTGGACTTAGGTAATATTGATCCCAGCCTATCAGCTAAGAGAAAGAACTTTGATTTCTTAGAGTTAGTAGTGGAGCCAAAAGGGAACTGGAACCTTTCCGTAGATGTTATCATAGATGGAGATACTAGTGAAACCCTCCAGTTTAATATGGGAGCCTCTGGGGCTGCGTTAGGTTCCTTTACATTTGATACAGATGCATTAGGTGGTTTTCAGATATTAAATAAGAAGAAGTCAATGAATGGATCTGGTACTCGCATCTCCTTTGAGGGATATAATAGTGGAGATGCCCAGGACTACTCGGTTGCNAAATTTCTTCTATATTTCCGACCGGCAGGAGAGGAGCCAGGGTCATGAGTAGGAAACGTGCATTAAAACGGGCTAGACAAGCTAAGAAGGAACATCTAGTAAAAAGGTTTAAAAAGCCTGTATCTATTGATGAAAACCNCCCGGGCCTCCCCGAAGCTATCTACTGTCCTAAATGTGGGGATAAGATTAAAGGAATGGTCCCCTATGGGAATGAGGTAAAGACTGTTCTTAAAGATAGAACTATGATTTATCAAACGGTACGTTTATTAGAGCTGCCTACCTATGCCGAGATAACTATAGAGTTTATCCAAGATGGTATCCCCTCTGCCCATGTTACTCATATGTGTAAAATGTGTGCGAATACCCTAACTGGGGAGGAACTTGAAATGATCTATGGACTAGATATGGAAGAGTTTGCAGAAAAGGAATCTTCGGGCCACGGGGATGTTCTCTGGGAACATTGGGTGGGTAGAGAAATAACTGGATATAAGGTGAATAGGTAATGGCAGGTCTTTATAGTCACACTACGCGGTCGTCTGGTACTACGCTTACTGCTAGTATCTATAATACCGACCACCAGAATCATATTAACAATCACGTGCCTAATCAGATGGATGACTATTCNACTGATGATGCGGAGATGCGGGTACAGACTGATCCCTTTCCTGCGGANGCCACTTCAAGAGCCACACACTTAGCTGGGGAACTAGAAAGACTCCGTTATCAATTAGATCTTGTTATAGGAGAGACGTATTGGTATGAAGATCCTAATATTTCTCTTAGCACAGTTAATACTAATTTCAATAACTTAATAGTACAAGTGAGGATGTTTATGTAATGGGTACTTATAGTAAAATTATATTATCTGGTTCTACTGACGGTGAAGGTATCATCGTAACAGGCCTTAATCCTTCACAAGGAACTGTTATTCATACTTCTGTAACTGGAGCCGCGAATAGCATCGACGAAATGTGGGTCTATGCTTGGTCTAGCGTGACTACGGCGCTTGAGCTTAGTTTTGACTTTGGTGTGACTACCGCTACTGGTAGCCGATTTACGCATACCATAACTGGTGATGATAAGAAAGGTCTTGTTCTTATGATCCCAGGGCTGGTCGGAAGGAACGCGAAGGTACTTAGCGCATATGCTACGGCAGTTGGTACAGTTAATGTATTCGGCTTCGTGAATAGGTTTGCTAGTTAATGGTTTGGAGACAACCTGGCCCCGTTAGTTCTAAGGCCTCGGCGTTAAAACGGCCAGGGGACTCGTTTCATCCTGCCTTATTGACTGATCGCTTCTTACCAGGGGTTCGCCCGGGACAGGATATTCGGGGCTTAGCAGCAG